AACGGTCAATGGTTTAGCATACTGTTTGCCCAACCGCCAATCAGCGGGGAAGTGGTGTAATCCGTATGTCGAAGCCAACGCTTCTCCGAGATTATCGTTTCCCTCGTCGATGTACAGACCATAAAATAACGCCAAAAAGTAGATATCGAAACCATTACCGGATTCTACGATTTCCTCGTGCAGGCTATCCTCTAGCGCACCAGTGATCGGAACGTTCGTCCTGACGTGTAGTAACGGCTTCATGTAATCTATCGAGGCTTTCGCTAGGCGATGGGCCAGACTTAGGTGCATATGCTCATGCCAATCACCAGCGAATGCTTCGAATTTAGCCAATTGCGCCCATGAATGTTCATCCCACTGGACGTTAATCATCCGAAGTCACAGCGCGAATCAGCGGTTGTAGCATTTCCTTCGCCATCTCAAGATCACGATTATCGTTGTAGCGGGTGGCCGCCCCCTGTAAGGCTGTCTCCGCCATTACGACCGCTACGGAACCACGTTCTTTAATCAAATACGAGGCAATCAAAATTGTCGCTGCCTTAACCGATTCCGGCAACGAGGATGCGGAAATGCCGTCTGCGTGGTTAAACAACAGTGGGGACGCCAGCGTAACTTGATTAGGATTCACGGTAGAGATCGACTGGACGGTGAGGTATTCTTCGGTATCCGCTCCGTCGTAAATGTTGAAAGTCGAGCCAACTGACAACCCTGTGGCATTTCGAAAGGTAATCGTCTGAGCGCCAGCGATAACCCCGCCAGAGACCGTAGAGTTGAAATAGCCGTTGGTATACGTGTACTGTAACGAAATCGGCATGTCGCGCAGCCTCGCCATCTGGTAAGGACTGTAGTAGCGGAATCCTTGACCTTGCAGCATCAGCGCTGGGCTAAGAGTATTCGTATTGATGTTCCAAACGGTAAATCGTCTGGCGAACTGCTGCACATACATTAGCGGAATCATCGCAAAGTCGACGTTTGGCGCTAGACGGTAACCTACTGATTGGACGTTGACGATTGGTGCCATATTTGGCCAAACGGTGATTCGACCATCACGGTCTACCCGGACCTCTTTCGTCTCAACGTTGGTCGTAGCCTCAAGCGTCTGCATATGAACGATACGGTCAACCCAGCTAGATGCTCGACGCAGAACGTTCAACAGGGCAGCGTCTTGTGCAGCTTGGTTGCCGATATTCGTCTGGTCGAGAGTCGTACAATCGATAGACGTAGGAGACTGTTTGAACTCTGCGACGGTTACGTAAAGACTCAATTAGAAGGCTCCTTTCGGTATCGCTCGACTGCCTCGGCCACAGACGCTGGTAACTGCAAATCCCACTCGTCGACCCCTTGTTGCAATAAGACGTATATATCGGTGATTGCTGCGGTTACCTCTAGTGGTATGTCCACGGTGCCAGCGACGTAGGTGATTTTTACCTCGTCGTATGGATGGCCAAATAACGTAGTGGGCAAAATCAATGCGGCCTTATCATGCTTTTGGTGCAGGACGGTGTGGGAAACGTCAATTTCGTTCCAATGCGATGGCCCGAATGCCTCGAACTCTCGTAAGTGTGTTCCCACGGTTGCCCTAGCGAATATCTTTAGTATGCTTACGACCGGCGTATGCTGTAGCCGCGCCCCCGTCAATGTCGAGTAGCGTACTGTCTCGGTAACTTCGCAAGCCGCCAATCGATACCCGAGAACGCGTTCAAATATGGCTTCTGCGCGAATAGCGATGTCTGCATCCATTGTCGCGTCTCGTAGGTATCGGGGACTCATTACTTCACGATCCCGGCGTCAGATAACGCTTTAGCAACCTCTGCTGTAACCTTGGCGATTCCCTTTTCGAATTCCACCTTAATGCCGCTAAGGTAAACGGTTGCTCGGTCTGCAAACTTTTCGACCTTTTGCGTAACCTCGGTCAATTCGTTTTCGATGTTTTTCGCCTTGCGGGAATTTTTCACCGGGGCGGCTGTCTCAGCAGGGGCGACAGTGTCAACAGTGCTGGCGGATTCGACAAAGGCGGAATCTACGACTTCTGGTGTTGCTACCTCATTCGGCAAATTCGTAACCTCCAACTCGCTTAGTGTGCGGAAAACGGGAGCGCCCGCTAGGGACGCCCCACGTTACCTACAGTCATTACGCACGTTGAATGACGCCAACGCTGTGGGCATAGGACGCGCCCTTAACGACAGGCGCACCAAACATTACACCGACGTAACTTTCGGCCAACGTAGCCAACGTACCAAGCTGGAACACACGTGGTTCGCGGCTGCCGATCCAGTGGAACTCGATCATGTCCTCGGAAACGATGGCAAACGGATAGTTATGCTGACCAGCCGGAGCAGCCGCAATACCCGAAATTGTCGCATCCATCGGCAGAAACGGCTCAGGAATCAACGGCAATGTACCCGCTTGGGTGACGATACCAGTAACCGAGATACCGACTTTTCCGTCAGTGATGTCGGTTTGCAGATAGCGCATGACGGTGGTACTATTCTTTGCCTCTTGCTCGAGCGCATCCAAGCCGATTGGGTTGATATACACGGCCGATGGACGTACCGAGAACAGCGGATTGTTCACGAGTTTGGCAACCTCAGTACGGATACCATCGACAATCGAGGAGCCACTGGTGATCGTGATCGGGTTCTGTAGCTGGGTCAGCGCACCGACGAACTGCGTAGACGCACCAGAACCGACCTGCTGGCCCGCAACCGTGTCCGTACCGACCCAAAGTCCCTTATCGCGCAGGCGAAGCATGCCGTTTACCATGTCGCGCATGTCCTTCGCTTTCAGATATGTGAATTGACTTTGTTGAGCGACCGTTTCAAGGTCGAACAGACTGTAGTCGATACGATTCGTGATAGCCTTGATGACCAACGAATTCTCGATACGCGTTGGAGAAGTGCCGGTTGGCGCAATGTTGTGAGGGTCGGTATACTGACCGTCAGAAATCGCCGTTTGTTCGAACCAACGACTAGGTGCGCCAGTTGCTGGGACGTACTCGATCCGCTGACCGAACACACCAGCGCGACGCACCAAATCTACGATTTCACGTTGAAACTCTGGAACGATGATTGCGCCAGTCGTAAGTAAATCGGCTGCCGCTTTCAGGTTCACGAAACTAGCTTGGTTATCTGCCATCTACGTCAATGACCTCCTGAGGATACTGGGGTATGTGCGATTTTGGGCACGAAAAAAGCGCCCACTTGGGACGCCGTTCGATACCACGTTGACTATTCGATTACTTGCCGTTAGCGGGGCTAATTAGGCTAATTAGGGCTATTCTGGGCAAATCAGGGCTAATGGGACTTTGGTACGACAGACGCTTGAAACGTAAACGACGGTGTAGTTCCACCTACGACCCAGCGCAACCGAATCTGTTCGCCAAAATTCGTCAAGGCGACGTCCAACGTCCCGACCGCTGTTTGTTGCGCGATGGCTACGCTGGGGACTGGATACCATTGACCCGAATTGAAATCATACGTATCTACGTATAAATTCATCGTTGGTGTTGTCCCACTAACGGCGGTTACATCAACGAACAGTAATGCTTCTGTGTAGCTAGAGACGTCTGCGCCCGCCGTGTTACCATTAGCGGTTACCGCAGGTGACGCCGGAGCCAAAAAGACGATTTCTTTCGTGCTATCGGCGGTTGCTTCCGCGTTCAGAAAGCCGGTTCCAATCCTGTCCAATCGTTAACCTCCCTACGAAACTACGACCACAGCCGATCATCGATTAGTTAACGGCCTGCTTTCGCATCTGGTCGCGCAGTTCGAATTTCTTAGCCAACCGCTCGTCAACTGACAACGTTTTGTCGTCGTCGATGCTGGCCAGCAAAGACGTATATTGGTCTTTCGGCACAACGTCCATCTTCGCAACTGGCTGTGCGGAATTTGGATAGGCGATAGATGTGCGTTGAGCGTTTTTCGCATCAGCCGCCGCTTGTAACTGAGTCTCAAGTTCGGCTACCTTCGCTTGTAAGGCGACCATGTCTGCGGATGCCGAGACTTGCACAACGGGAGACGTGGCCACGGGTTCTACGGCGGTCGTTACTGTTGCCGCCGCTTGTAACGCCGGAACCTCTGTACCCGTTGCCGGAGCGTCACCGTTTGGCGACAGCGCCGCCTCTACGCCATTGTCGGCGTCTGTTGCGGTTCCTGCGGATACCTTGCCTTTGTCGTCTGCATCCGAGTCTGCGATTCCCAACTCCTGCATGATAGAATCCGTAATAGAATCGATGTGCTTGATCGCCGCGCTTAAGACCTTTAATGCGTCAGCGTGTTCAGGTTTCATGGTCATCTTATCTGCCAATCTAGTAGCCTCCTTCGATGTGTCTGCGCTAGCCGCAATAGATGTGCTGGTGTACGCAGCCTTGTCTTTTAGCAAAATACTTGCACCGGTGAAATACCCAACCTCAGCAGTCATCGCTACGGGGTCACCGTTGAAATCTCCATCTACCAAAATGGTTTGCATCGTTTCGTACGAGAAGCCCAACATATGCTGATTTAACTTGATCGCAGTCGCGGCCTCACGGAAATCCTTCGCATAAATGTAACCCTCGATAAGCACCGGGATTCCACCATCGACGTCGGGTTCCCCAGGCAACGCGGATGTAATCACGCCAATTTTGTCTTGAGGATTGTGTTCTGACCATGTGCCTTGGGCCACGAAGTTCACTGCCTGGCCGACCAAACTGGGTAGCGCGGGGATTCCAACCGAGGATGGGATTAGCACATGCTTACCTTGAGCGCCGTGAGGTGGGTTATCGCTGGGAACGTCGAACCACGTTAGAATACCGCTGAATGGCATCTTGTTTGGGTGCCCGTCGTCACGAAGCTGAAACTGGTTAGCGCGTGCCCCGGTTGACGCGGCGTTCAACGCTACGAATACTGGGTTATCGTTATTCTCTATAATGTTTCACCACCTTTCAGCAATTCGACGCGACTATCACAGGTGAATAGATGTACCCTTGTCGTGGTGTTGATTGGTCGGCTTTGCGGTCGGATTCGGTGCCCCATACACTCCGTTGTTTCCACCGTTATTGTTCGGGTCCTTCGCGGTTGCATTTTCTTGGGCAATCGCTAGTTGGCCTGTGGTTCCCATATCATCGTCAATACCGACAGCATCGTTTAGACTCACTTGGCCGCCATAAATTCCACGATACTCGGAAACGGTATAGTCGCCCTTCGAAACACCGGTTTTCTCGTCAACAGGCAAATCCGGCTTACCTTGTTCACGGCGCATCTCGTTAATCGTCAGGACATCTAGCTGACCATACATTTGGTGGATAACCGCGAGAGACTTGCGATCCGTATATGATGATGTAAACAAGAATCGGAAATCGACATATTCGCTAAGCCCGAAGTACGCCAGCAAACGTTGATTGACGATGTGTTCGATTTGATGCGCCATCGGGCGAATTGCCGATTCATCGGAAACATCGTCCAGCATGTCCCCGTTTGACCGCGTGACCCCGATGGTTACGTTGAACTTCATCAAGTCCAAGCCGAATACGTCCGCAATGATCGCAATCTGGAATTTCTGCCACTCAAGAAACAGCGCTTGGTCGCCAACGTTGCCCAACTCGATTGACTGCATGCCATCGGTTCCACCGAAAATTGGAAGATGAGAGTTACCTTCGATCTCCGCCTTAAAGTAAGCGCGAAAGTCTCGTAGCTGTTCCTCAGTTACCTCTTTACCCATAAACAATAGCTTTTTCGGGGTAGCGTTACTGGCGGTTCGGCCCGCATACACCTGCGCATCCAGTAGATATTGAATGTTCTGTACGGCCACTTCTAGGGGAGATAATCCGAATGGCGTGTTCGAGCGTGGTGTGTGCTTAAAGATCAATAGCTGGCTTGGCATGAAGTCTATTTTCTTGCCATGCAAGTCGAACTGAGCGTACCGGCGCGTGTTCGGATTCCCGTCCCAATCCATATAGACTTGGATAGACGCGGAGTCGATTGGGTACAGGAGATAAGGCTGCTCGGGATGTCCAGCAAACGCCTTAACCTCGGCGATACCCCAGCCAATCACCAACATATCCTCGATCATCTGACCGATGAACGACTGAAAGTTCTCGTCGATGTTTGGAGCCGACAAGACCGACTGGACCGCCTGTAGCTGTTTTTTCTGCGCGGACGTTAATTTCTTCCCTGGCTTCACGACAAACTCGTAATCCAATCTGGATACCTGGTCACGGATATAGTTAATGGCACGACGCGGAATCGCAGACTCCGAAAATGATCGTAATTGTTGATACGACATTTGGTTGTTCGCGGTCGGCATTCCCATGTTCGGCGACATGAACTGTACCCAAAACGGCTGCATAACCGCCTTTGGCTGGGGAACCTTGCCTCGAAAGACATCAAACGCAGCCTGTAGTCTAATGCGTGTGTTAGCAACTACGCCCAATACTAGTTTCCTCCTTTCGCACAAAGTGGCAAAACTCTATAGCTTGCCGTATACGGGCTTTCGTCCTCCCGTTTTCGCTAACTCGAAGCACATCGCCAATACGTCTGCCGCGTCATCGTGAGCCGCTTTGGGGAAATACTCCAACTGCTCGATCAGGTCGCGTTGCGTCGGCAACAATCGAATCACACCGTTGCTCATGTGTGGCTCGATAGATGCGATACGCATTTCCTTTTTCATCGTTGACTTGAATTCACGAACTGGTAGATAGACGCCCTGTTCGGCAGAGCGTTTTACCAATTCATCCTTCATGAACTGCTGAAACGCGGTGGACTCGACCACGAACGAGGTATATCGATACTGGCGGGCTTTGCGTAGGATGGTCTGAATGATTTCATCGGGGTGGCGACGCTTCACGTCGACGTCTACGACGTACAAAGTACCGCGCTTATCCCTGGCGATCGTCAAAATTGCGGAGGGGTCGGACCGCTTCGTTTGTCCCATTGATGGGTCACACGCACCGAAAAATTGACATTCATCTAGGTTCAAATCTTCGGGATCGTAGTAGACTATTTTGTGGAATATGCGGCTGTCCTCATCGATGGGGTCGTTTTGGTACTCGGAGTTAAACGCCAACCGCTTAGTCGCGCGTTTCTCCATCAACGCCAACAAGTCAAGACGTTCTGGCCACAGGATCTTCGCGCCTTGCGTCATTTCGGCTAGGTTGTCGTTGTAAAACTGAATCGCTTTGGTGCGGGCAATTCGGGCAGCCGACATAGCATCGTCACCGTCTAGGCGAGAGTGGTACATCGCTTCCCATTGATTCCACAAGTCCATACGCTCAGGGAACTGCTCGATGGCGCGAAACTTGAACGCCGTCCAGTCGGCACGTTTCATGATGACCTGGGCGAGCAGGCTGTTGTAGTGGATTATCGTCCCTACGAGGAAATACTTAGAATGCTTTGGGTCGCCTAGCGGCAAAACGGTTCGGTCGAACCAGGACATCATCTTTTCGATACGATCGGGGGTCGAGCAACTTTCGTCACTTTCGATATCATCCATCAGTACGCTTGGGCGAAAACTACCATACTTCAAGCCGCGCAAACCCTCTTGGGCACCGTGGGCGCTGATCTTCACCTTATTGCGTGTGATGATTTCGTACGCGTTCCACGTATCTCCCTTTAGCTGCCCGAAGTCCGCTATGAATAATTCGTTGTCCTCGATTTCACCCTTGATGACGTCCAGAAACTTCCGTGCGTTGTCCTGCTTGTCGCCGATGATGACCCAATAGCGGTCGGTTAAATCGTCTGCATAGGCGATACACCACAGCGGAAATATGTTGGTGACGATGGTGGATTTTGCGTGTGATCGGGGGGCGCAAATTGCGGTTTTTCGCTCTAATGGGTCTAGTACGGCTTCTCGCAAATAAGTGCATAATTCGTAGTGGAACGCTGGGGAAGGTGTGTCCGGCTTTAACAAGTCGTGGGGAGGCGTCCCTTGAAAATACGTTTTGGCGAATTCCATAATGCTTTGGAATCCCGCCTCGACTCGAATGACTCGCTCTAACTCGGTCAGCACATCGTAGTACTCCGCTAGGGACTCGTTGGTACGTTGCCTCGAAATTTCACGTTGTAATAACGTCGCCTTGCGCCTAAGCAAGTTAATACGTTCAGTACGCTCAGCCGACCTCAGGCGTCATCAGCCGTATCCACGACATATTCGCGTGGAGATGTTTCGACCATGTCGACTAGCAGCAATTTACCTTCCTTGTCGGCAATTTCAGCCAGTAGCTGGTCGTTAGACTTGCCAGCGATAGCTTCGACTTCAACGTGTACGTCCGACTGGATTTCCTTGCGGTCAATCAACACGCCCATACGCTTCATCGCTAACTCGATTGCACGAACGTCACCTTTTTTGACTTTTTCACGTAGGGCCTTGTAAACGTCTGTGGCGAATGTATCCATCAGTTGTTCGTTCAGATGGTTTACCAACTCGGTAAACTCGGAATCTTCCTTCCAGCGATAAAACTGTCTCTCGCTAATGCCCACAGCTTCGGCAATGTCTTTGTTCAGGTATGATACTTCGGGGTCAACGAGCATACGGGCCGCCTGAATCTGTTGGGACGTATACTTCGAGTAATCTAGTTTACGTGGTCTGCCTGCCATGCGAATCCTCCTTTCGATAGGCTCATAGTGGATAACGATGAATTCGAGGTAACGCTGCCTCGTATAACGACAAGTCGGTGTCGGTTTGGCTGATTGCTCGGAAGCATGTTAAGTCAACGACAGTGCGCAACATCCACTCAGCGCGATTGGCGATGCTTGGCAACCGTAAAGAATCTACATAGTCGCTAGGAGAACAATATCCAGCGTCCGTGACGACCTTAGCAATTTCGGGATGGCGGGACTCGACCGATACCAGCGTTTTTTCGAGGTAGTCATACTGCGCGTCCGACAGCATTGGTGTCCCATAGTCGTAATACAGACACTTATGGACAGCACACAAAATTCGATGTTGACGAATCCAACAAAATAATCGCGACTCAAACTCATCTAAGGTAGGTGGCGTAGGTGGCGATGATAGGGGCGTGGTAAGTTGTGGTCGACTAATGGGGACTATCCACTACTCGGTTCCACTCGACCAGCTTCGTTGCCAATCGATCCAACGTTGCGCGGTTGATACGACCCCGCTGAAACCGTTCGCACATCAGGTTCATATAGTCCTGGTAACGAGGTTGCACTGTCAAACGTCCACCGCCTCATATGTTGCCTCGAATATTTGGGGCTTGCACGGATACCGCTCACCTGCGACACCAGTGATAATCCAGTCGCCACTAGAGACCCGCATTGCACCCTCTAGCGTAACAACGACAGGTATCTGCTCACGAAGGTCGTCGGGATTACCCGATAACACGGCACCATCGATTCGCTTCCCTGGGAACCACTGCTCAGCCTCGATAATTACCGGCTTTTTACGAAACTTTGCCACTAGTTGACCACCGACCAATCGCTAGCCAGTAAATCCGTCTGGGACGCTAACCAGGGTACGAATTTTCCATCTGTGGTTTTCATGCCAATCCACGGCATTAACTCATCCTCGTGAAATACCGACACGCGATACGTCGGAAACATCATGTGGTGTTCATACTCATCCCCACGTGGAATCGCTGCCTTGACCAAAAGTAGATACATGCCTTTGCCGTTCCAGCCGGAGCGTGAAACTCGATAACCGCCCTGCAATGACCGAATGGCGTCTCCTAAATCCAGCTATCAAACAACTCCTGGGTATGCGAATAAAACCGAGGCAACGTTGCCTCGGTTTTTTCGGTGGGCACCGTGTAGCGCCCAGCGGGGTGACTACGCCTCTTCACGAAGCACATCGTAGTTTCCTTTAACGTTTCCCAACGATCAGCGCGGCCGGGCTACGCGTAGACAACATATATACGCCGCATGTTAAGTTCCGTTATCTTGGGGTCACACGGAATGGTTGCGGCCAACCGAATCAGCGACCCGTTGGTGGATGGGGTAGGAGTCGAACCTACGCAGCACACGGCTAAGCCCATCCAAGACGTACGGACGTGTAGGATTCGAACCTACGGATTCTCATCGCGGGTTTCTTACCGCTGCATTAAACCACTCTGCCAACGCCCGTTGAATCCATAGTATATTTAATGACCGCTATGGTGTCGGTCGTCCATCGCTCAGGGAGTCGAACCCCGATGGTGGTCGGTTATACAGCCGCCGCACCTATACCGCAGCAATGTCACTTCGCTGAACCGTTGTACCGCCAGCGTCGCGTGCATCGTATTACGCTAAAGACGCATGGTCGCGACTCATGCCCGCGCCTAGCCTGGTCCGCTGCTGGCGATAAAACGAGGCAACGCCCAGCCCCACAGTCGGCGGCTTACGACTGGACGTTGCTAGCGAAGGTGGTGTAGATGGTGAAACTGGTCTGGGGCGTAGGACTCGAACCTACGACCTCCCGGTTCCAGGCCGGGCACGCTACCGAACTGCGCCAGCCCCAGATATGTCGAGGCAACGTCATCGCGTTACCTCGTTATGGACGAATTACGGTGCATTATCGCAGCGCTCGTCTATTACGTGCCCCAACCCTCATATCGCACGCACGTCCCGTACTCCATCGCTGTCACGGGATTTCCCATATTCGTACTCACGGCCAGCAGCGCCGCGCCGCCATAATCCAATATCGTAAAACCGTTTTTTCGTAAAGATTTGCTGCGTTAATGGGGTAAGTGTACAGACAACACGAATTGACCGTGAATCCGTCAAGTCGGAATTCCGGTCGTTAAAGTATTTAATTACTTATACGTAGTTTCGTAAAGATCGTTAGATCGTAATTACGTATATACGTTGCCTCGTGGTTACGATCAATACGTATAAACGATTATACGTATATCACGTTCCCCCCCCCCACTTATATACAAGACGAAAAACGGGTTTTTGCCACACGATTTTCGCAAAATCGAAAAAATATTTTTCGACAAATTGAAAAACGTTGATCTGACGCCATTTTCGAGGTGGGTGGCGGGGTAGCGAAAATGGACGTTTTTGTCCCCCTGGCGTGAGGTACGTTTTGTGAACTGTCGGTATATAGTAAATATGTATGTAGTCGTAATATACGATTGGGGCAACGATACCTCCGAGGCAGCGTAATTACGATCATGAGGCGGCGTCATATTCGTATGTATAAGTATACACGATATTGTATGTATATGCGTATGCGATGAGTGGGATCGATGGGCAGCGAAAATCGGCGTGAATGCCGACATTGCGCAATGCGTATACGATCCTGACCGCCCGGC